GCCCGGTCGTGGTCCACGGTGCGCTGCTTGAACGGCAGCATCTGGCACCGGTACCAGACCGCGACCACGCGGCCGTGCTCGTCGGTCTCCACGTCCAGCTCGGTCGTGCCGTGCAGGGTGCCGCCCTCGCCGTAGTAGCGAGCCGGCGCGGCCAGGCTCTGCTTCGCCGCCCAGAGCTTATCCACCTCCCGGCCGAGCCACCCCGGCTCGCGGTCAGCCCCGCCCTCGCGCTCCAGCTCCCTGATCCGCCGCCGGCCTTCCGGGGTCATCGGCTGCCCGCTACGCGCCCGGCGGTACACGCAGTCGTTGCACGTCCAGCGCAGCAGCAGGTACGCCCACCAGGACAGGGGGTCCTCGCAGTACTGGCACAGCCGGCGCTTCATAGTCCCTCCATCTGGACGGCCAGCAGATAGTCCCAGGTGGTGAACGGGACCGCCCGGTCGTCCACGTAGGCCACGGCCGGTAGCTTCCGGTTGGTGACAAGCACCATCTCCTGGTCGTTCCAGAAGTCTGGGTGCTGGTTCCCGGCGTCCGGGTCGCCCGTGTACCAGGTGGAAACGATGCCATGATCAACCAGCCACGCAGCCACCCGCTCCGGATCCCGCGAGGTGAACACGAACACCGCATAGCGCTCCTGGAGCTTGTGCAGCCCCTCGATCGCGCCGGGCATGGGCTCGTCGTAGATCGTGCCGTCGTGCCAGCCCTTGGCGTACCGATGGATCACACCGTCGAAATCGACGGCCACCGTCTGCGTCACCTTCTCCACCATCCATCCAGGTCTCTGTATGCCCAGCCCTTCCTGGGCCAGGTTGGCAAACAGCTCCACGTATTCAGTCAACCCGCCGCAGCCCTTCCCGGATGCTCTCGGCCGCCCAGGCGCTCGCAAGCTTGGGCTCCGGCCCCTGCTCGTCAATGCGCGGAGAGGTCCGCTTCTCGATCCACGCGGCGATCACCTCGACCGCCACGGCCGCACGGTGAGCACTCCAGTCGGAGTTGTCGGCGGGCACGTATCCGCACACGCAGGTGGTGAGGGTGGCGAAGACGTGCTTGGCCTGCTCCTCGATGATCTGACCCAGCAGTTCAGGAACGTGACGCATAGCGCCGGCCTCCAATGCGTGCTTCCACCTGGAGAAGGTCGCTTCGCTCACGTCGACACGCGCCTCCCAACGCTGGCGCCTCTCCTCGAAGTGACCAAGGATCTCCGCCAGCGTCTTGGCCAGCGTTTCGTTGCGCGATCGGAGAATGTCGATCTCGCCGGTTGCCGGTACAGCGGCGAGTATGGCGGTCGGCGCGGGCCAACGTACATCCGGCGGTAGCGCACGCCTACCCTCAGGAATGTTGATCACGTTGCGGCTCCTCCTTCCAGTCCGTACCCCAGTCGGCCCTACGCTCGCGGGCCTGCTCCATCAGCTTCACGATGCCCGTGTATCCGCGCGAGCGCGCCCAGCGCAGCAGCGACTCCCCGTGCCACGGATCGCGGCAGGGCAGGCCGGACAGCCGGCGTGGCATCCCGCGCGAGTCGCACGCCGGGCAGGTCGCGGGAAGGTCGTCCTCGTCGACTACGGCGGTCTTCACCTAATACGCCTTTCGGTAGTACCGCGTATTCCCACCTTCGCGGTGGGTCACCGGTTGCAGTAGTCCGTGCGCTGCCATGTCGCGCACGACCTGCCCGGCCACCGTCCAGTTGGTTGGGCCACCGCCGAAGACCTTCCTGGCCAGGACCGGCCGCCAGATCTCGGCTCCACGTGGAAGCGTCTCGATGTACTCGACCATCTGCTCGTACCGTTCCCAGCGGGCCAGCCGCTTCTCCGACATTGCCCCCTGCCGGTCCACCCTTACCTGGCAGGCGTAGCACTGGAGGCTGTACGGGCCGGCGTGACGAAGTCTCATGGTCATTTCCTCGGCCCCGAATGCAGAGGGAAGTAGCAGTACGCACTGAATGGCTTGTCCTGTGGCATGACCACCCAGGCGCCGCTGAAGTTGATCCCGCAGGACACCACCTTGGCGTTCCTGGAGACGATTCTTATCCAGGAATACTCGCCCTGGTAATTGTGCTCGGTGTGGTTCCACACCTTCGGGTTGGTGTTATCGACGCGCAGTGAATCCGTGTCGTGCTTGGTCCCCACGGCCCACTCGATATCGATGTCGGCATAGGCGACCTGGCTGGTGAGCTTCCAGCCGCCGGACAGCACCAGGGTGTGGTTGTCGTCTGACCCGCCCGGAAGGTTGAATCCCGAGCGCCCCACGTAGACGACCCCGGCGGCGAGGAGCAGCAGGAAGAAGAGGTAAGCGCGGATCTTGCTCTTGGTCACCGCGCCCTCCGGTTGAGCACAGCGCGCCACCGGTCCACCTGGTCCTCGGGAACCCAGCCCGAGCGCACCGCCGAATAGCGTCGGTACCCACGCCCGAACGAATCCAGTACCTCCTCCAGCGCCTCCTCCAGCTCCTTCATTCGGTGCGCCACGAGGGGAGCGATCTCGCGCACGCGGGCGTCCACGTACCGCCGGATCTCCTCCACCTGGTCTTCACGCAGCGATACCGCCACCTGCACCAGGCGACCAGGTGTGGGTGGCGGTGGCGACTCGGTCTTGGGGGTCGGCATGGCGGCGTTGTCCGCCACCTGCTGGCCCCGCTCGGGCCGCCGCGCGGAGGCGATGACCTCGCGGCCTGGCGTCAGATTCCCGGCCACGACTTACCCTTCCGGCGGTACTCGGTAGCGATGTGCGCCGGGAACCAGGCGACCAACACCCCGAACAGGGCGAAGGTCACCCACGGCGGCAGGTACGTGGTGATGTAGTCCGTCCACGGCGCGGTCGCCTTGGAGGTGTCGAACGCGGCGACGAACTCACCGAGCACGGCCAGGGCGGTCAGCGGCAGGAAGACCCAGGTCCAGATCGCGTGCACGGCCCTCACGGCTCTGCCCCGCCGTCCGCCTTGTCCAGGGCGGTGTCCGCGTACCCGGCCGAGCGCCCGGTCTCGATGGCGCTGGCGAACCAGGTCAGCAGCAGATGCTCGTCACCCCCGAAGCGCTCCACGAACTCGCGCGCCCAGAGCTGCGCGTCGGTACCGAGGCGGGCCAGCATCGCCGAAGCGCTCTCCGAGGCCCGGAGGCCGAACGTCCCCCACGCCTTCAGGACGATCGGCGGGGTGGAGTCGCCGCTAGCTATCTCGCGGAGCTGGTCCCAGGTGGCCGCGCCCTTGGGCGTCCACCAGCGGGCGTCCCCGTACCCGGCCACTCGGGCAAGTCGTTCGTCCCGCATGGCGTAGGCCGCCGGCACCTCCTCGAACCGCCAGATCAGTACCGTGCCGTCCGGGTACTCCTCCTCGGGGAGGCCGAGGCCGGAAAAATGACTCTGGGTCACGGTATGATCTTGCTGGGTTCCCACAGTCTGAGATTCAGCTTCATGATCGTTCTTCTGGCCCGGTGTCTTGGGTATAGATTGATCTTGCGCCTCGACGTTTGCGCTGGTCACAGGTCACATCACTCTCAGTCACGCCGGTTGGCCGGGCGTCCGACCTCCCGCTTGGTCCCGCACTCGCAGACGTGGTACCGCTCGACCGGCTGCTTGGTGATCTCGTGCAGCGGCGCCGGCCCGGCGTCGTGGCCGCCCGACAGGATGCAGTGGTGCACCCCGTGGGCATCACGCGGGCACACGTTCCCCCAGTCGTAGAGGGGCGTCCCGACCTCGCACGGCCGGGTGTCCTCACGTAGTAGCGCCATCGCCATCCACCTTCCTGGCCGCCCCATCCAGGGCAGCGGTGAGCAGTTCGTCCTGCACGCCGGCCGCGCGCAGCATGGCCATGGCCGCGTCCAGCCTGGCCCACGTGCGGGCCAGCTCAGCGCGAGCCTCCTCGGCCCTGGCCTTCCAGCCCATGCCCCAGGTCTCCCAGGATTCGCTGGAGCGCATGGCGCGATCACAGGCGTCCTGGAGGGCCACGACATCCTCGCGCAGCTTGTTACGTTCCTCGACGCATTCGGCCAGTTGGCCCAGCCGGTACCGCGCCTTGGCCACGGTCATCTCGCCGGCACCCATGGTCATCATCGCCTCCAGTTCGTTCCGCTGCCCCAGGCGACAACGGCGTTCACGGCCAGGAACAGCGCCACCGCAGCGACCGTACGGATGTCCGGTGTCGGATAGCGCATCGAGCCGTACCGGGCGGCCTCGATGATATCCCACGCCGAACAGATGAACGCGAAGTCCAGGGACCACACGACCGCCACCCGGTACAGCAGCACCCGCAGGGGGACCATCAGAAACCCTGCTCCCACCAACCGCGACCCGGGCGGCCCCACTCGCAGACAGAGCGCGACATCTCGCCGGCCGCCATCCGGTCCTTGGCGTTGTCGATGTCCTCGCGGGTGGCGTACCCGCAGGTCACCCCACGCTCGTCGCGCTCCAGCACCACCATCAGCTCTCCGGCGGTGTCGGGTCCGAGGATGGTGCCGGGCTCGGCGTCCAGGCCGTTCAGCCGGCCCACCGGTACACGGCTCATGGCGTTACCTCGTCCCGTGATCGACGGATGGGGACCACCGTGGTTTCGGTGGCCGCCATGGGTGAGCCGACGACGAGGCGGCCGTCCGGATGGAAGCGCAGCCGACAGATGGTGACGGTGCCCCGCTCGATGACCAGCGACACGAAGTGCAGGTGGTCTGCGCACTGCTCGCAGCCCGGACGCTGGTCAACCAGGCCGAGCACGGCCAGGGCCTGCTTCACCTGGGCGCGGGTGACGGTCGCCGGGTCGCTGTTCACGTCTTCCTCCGGTCCATGGCCTCGACGGCGGCGGCTGCCACGGCCGCGACCTGCACCAGCTCGCGGCGGGCGGTCGCCTCGTCGCGCATGGCGGCGGCCTCCAGGAACTCGCAGAACTCCTCCAGCAGGATGGCCGCCCAGTTGTCGTCTTCCGCCGGCCCGTTGGCCTGACAGGCGGAGCGGGCCTGGGTGGCGGTCGGCACGTCGTACCAGGTGGCTGTCCGGATGGCGGCGTCGAACGGCCGTCGTCTGTGGATGCCGTCGAGGCCCAGCGAGATCAGCGGGTGGTTCTGCTCGCCCCACTTCGCATCTTGCCGGGCGCGCTCGTCGGCGATCTCGGTCAGTACGGCATCGAGGCTGCTCAGCGGCTCGCTCATGTGGGCCGCACGGCGATCACGCGCCAGCCGATCTGCTCGTCGTGCTTGGTCACGTCGGTGAGGATGTCCTGGATGCGCGCGGCCACGGCCGCCGGGGTGAAGGGCTCCATGTTGTCCGCGTGCAGGATGACGCCGGGGTTCTCGGTGGTCAGGTGGTGCAGCTCTCCGCGCTGGATGGTCCGGTACACCGGTTCGTCCTGGCTCTTGTCGGAAACGTAGTGACCGACCTGGGCGCCCTCTTTGGCCAGCAGCCGCAGCTCCAGCCGGATCATGGCGGTGGTGTCGAGGGGCTGCTGGACGATCAGCGGCTGCTCGGCCGGCGGGATGTGCTCGATGGCCAGGATGGCATCGGTGCGGATCGCGTGGACTTCGTTGCCTTCGCAGGTGAAGCGTGTGAAGTCGTCGTCCTTGGCGCTGGCGTAGTTCTCGGCATTGAGGATGTGGCTGGAGGTGCCCCAGGCGGTGCGGATGGTGACCTTGTATCGGCTGGTCATGCTGCTTCCTCTCCGGGTGTGGGTGGTGCGGGCTGGTCGGTGGGTTGTTCGCGGCCGGCGGCCAGTTCCAGGCTGGTGCCGATCTCGGCGAACTCGGCCTGGATGGCGCCGCTCTTGTCGGCCATGTTCGCCAGGCTGGCCATGATCTGATCACGGAGGCTATCTGCCTGGCTGCCGAATACGTTGACTACGTTGGTTTGCCCCGGTGCGGGGGTTATCTCCCGGCCTTGCGCGGCGGCCTCGCGGTCGAGGATCTTCAGGACGATGTCGGCGGCACGCGGGTCAGGACGGGCTGTCGTGCCGGTGTCGTCGTCGATCACGAAGGTGCCCAGCGCCAACGGCATCCAGGAGCGCTTCAGCTCGCGCAGCCCGTCCAGGTACAGGGCGCGGGCCGTCTCGACGGTGGGGCCTTCCTCGGTGGCCCTGCGTTCCAGGCCACGCTGGAGGATCTTCGTCACCGAGGCGGGGTTCACCCCGATCTGCTGGGCGATCTCGACGTTGCGCCGGCCGAGCACGAGCATTTCCAGGGCGACCCGCTCGCGCTCGATCGCGGAGTCGCGGCGCATCCGCTGGCGGGTCTTATCCTTGTGGTGCGGCACCCGGTTCCTCCACCTGGAGCGTGGCCAGCCGGCACGCCTGCTGGTCGCAGTGGATCGTCCATGTCATGGGCGTCGGGGGCGCCATCTTCACGCCCTCGATCATCCCGGTGATGACAGCCTCGTGCCATTGGCGCTGGGCCACGTCGCGCACGCCGGCCCGC